ATATTAGGCAGGGTAGAGATATTCGGCACAGAAGAAGACACAATAACAATTAAGGAAAGGTTGGCGATGTTAGTATGACAAACGCATACAGTTACCACGAGCTAAACGCAATGCTGAATCTCTATGACGAGAATGGTCAAATTCAATTTAATAAAGACAAGGAAGCTGCAAAGGCATACTTTCTTGACCACGTAAACCAGAACACTGTTTTCTTTCACAGCCTTGAAGAGAAGCTAAACTATTTAGTTGAACAAGAATACTATGACAAAGATGTTCTAGACTTATATGACTTTCCATTCATTAAGTCAGCATTCCAACACGCATACGCCAAGCGTTTCCGCTTCCCAACATTCCTTGGAGCATACAAGTTCTATACTTCTTATGCACTAAAAACATTTGATGGCTCACGCTATCTAGAACGATTTGAAGATCGTGTAGTTGTTACATCCCTTATGCTTGCCAATGGAAATAAAAAACTTGCGATGGATATAGTTGATGAACTAATCTCTGGTCGCTTTCAACCTGCTACACCAACATTTCTCAATGCTGCTAAGAAACAAAGGGGAGAGTTTGTTTCTTGCTTTCTACTCCGTATTGAGGATAATATGGAATCAATTGCTCGTGCAATTAACTCCTCACTCCAGCTCTCAAAGCGTGGTGGTGGTGTAGCACTAAATCTTACAAACCTTCGTGAAGCAGGTGCTCCAATTAAAAAGATTGAGAACCAGTCCTCTGGGATCATTCCAGTAATGAAGCTTCTAGAAGACTCATTCTCTTACGCTAACCAGCTAGGTGCTCGTCAGGGGGCTGGGGCGGTGTATCTAAACGCACATCACCCAGATATTCTTAATTTCCTAGACACTAAGCGTGAGAATGCAGATGAGAAAATGCGTATCAAGACTCTTAGTATTGGTATTGTTATTCCAAACATTACCCTGGAGCTTGCTAAGACTAATGAAGACATGTACCTCTTCTCACCATATGACGTTGAGCGTATCTACGGATTGCCCATGAGTGATATCTCAGTTACTGAAAAGTACCAAGAGATGGTTGACAATCCTGAAATACGTAAGAGCAAGATCAAGGCTCGTGTATTGTTTGAGCGTATTGCAGAACTTCAGTTTGAGTCAGGTTATCCTTACATTGTTTATGAAGACACGGTAAACGATGCCAACCCAATCGATGGTCGTATCAATATGTCTAACCTTTGCTCTGAGATTCTTCAGGTCAACACACCAACAACATACAATGCAGACTTGAGCTACGACAGCATTGGTAAAGACATTTCTTGCAACCTTGGCTCACTAAACATTGCTGCAGTTATGGATGGTCAAAACTTTGAGAAGACTATTGAAACTTCTATACGTGCATTGACAGCGGTTGCAGATATGTCTTACATTGAATCTGTAATGTCAATTGCCGAAGGTAACAAGAAGTCTCGTGCTATTGGTCTAGGACAGATGAACCTACACGGCTACCTTGGTCGTGAGCAGATACACTACGGTTCTGAAGAGGGTATTGACTTTACTAATATCTATTTCTACACTGTCCTGTACTACGCTCTAAAGGCATCTAACAAGCTTGCTAAAGAGACTGACAGCCCATTTGATGGATTTGAAAAGTCTAAGTATGCAACTGGTGAGTTCTTTACCAAGTACATTGAGCAGGAATGGAAGCCAGCCACTAAGAAGGTTGCCAAGTTATTTACAGATTCAAAGATTGATATCCCAACACAGCACGACTGGGAAACACTTGCCAAGTCTGTCAAGAAGCACGGTATCTACAACCAGAACCTTCAGGCAGTACCACCTACAGGATCAATCTCGTACATCAATAACTCAACATCATCGATTCACCCTATCGCATCTCAGATTGAGATTCGTAAAGAAGGAAAGCTTGGTCGTGTTTACTACCCTGCACCGTTCCTGACAAACGATAACCGTGAATACTTTGCTGATGCATATGAGATTGGACCAGAAGCTATCATTGATACCTACGCTGCAGCTACACAGCACGTAGACCAGGGGCTTTCACTAACCCTATTCTTCAATGATACTGCTACAACACGTGATATCAACAAGGCACAGATTTATGCCTTCAGTAAGGGAATCAAAACAATTTACTACATTCGTATTCGACAGCTTGCCCTTGAGGGAACTGACGTATCGGAGTGTGTAAGTTGTATGCTTTAGGAGGCAAAAATGATAACAAGACCAATTAACTGGAACAAGATACAGGACCCAGTAGACCTTGATGTTTGGAATAGACTGACAGCAAACTTCTGGCTACCAGAAAAGGTTCCGCTCTCAAACGATGTTCAGTCGTGGGCAACGCTACACGAGGATGAAAAGATTCTAACAATGCGTGTCTTTACTGGATTAACTATGCTTGACACAATCCAGGGTACAGTCGGAGCAGTCAGCTTAATTCCTGATGCAACTACTCAGCACGAAGAAGCAGTACTAACAAACATTGCCTTTATGGAATCAGTACACGCCAAGTCATACTCAAGCGTATTCTCTACACTCGCATCAACCGTTGACATTGATGAAGCATTTAGATGGAGCGAGGATAACCCTTACCTACAGAAGAAGGCTGAGATTGTTCTAGAACGATACAATGGAACAGACCCACTGAAGCGTAAGATTGCTTCAACACTTCTTGAATCATTCTTATTCTACTCAGGTTTCTATCTTCCAATGTATTGGTCAAGCCGTGGAAAACTTACAAACACTGCAGACCTTATTCGTCTCATCATCCGTGATGAGGCTGTACACGGATATTACATTGGATACAAGTTCCAACAGGCATTCAACAAGTTGTCAGAGCCTGAGCAGGAAGAGATTAAATCATTTGCCTACACACTTCTTATGGAGATGTATGACAATGAGGCTAAGTACACAGCAGATCTCTATGATCCAATGGGTCTCACAGAGGATGTTAAGGCGTTCCTTCGTTACAACGGCAACAAGGCTCTAATGAATTTGGGTTTTGATGCACTATTCCCCAAGGAGACTTGCACAGTAAACCCTGCTATTCTTTCAGCACTGTCACCAAACTCAGACGAGAACCACGACTTCTTTTCTGGTTCAGGCTCTTCCTATGTGATTGGTAAACACGAGGCAACAGAAGACAGCGATTGGCAGTTCTAGCCTATTACATAAAAGATTGGGCTACTTTGGTAGCCCTTTTCTTTTGCAATAAAATGGTATAATTAGATAGTTAAGCTTCCCCAAGCTTAGTGAAAGGGTGATATATATGGATATAGAAACAATTAAAAATGTTGCAGGTAGAATTCTTGCACTATTCCTAGTCTCAGCATTGACAACAATTGGTGCTGGTGCTATCATTGGAATCGACACAGTACAGACAGCAATCCTTGCTGGAGTAATGGGTGTTGCAAATGTTCTTGAAGACCTTTCTCGTGGATTTCTTAATGACGGAAAGCTTTCAACTTCAGAAATTAATGCGGCATTTAGAAAAAATACACCGCCACAGCAGTAATAACTTGACATCCCTCTTAGGTTAATGTATAATAAGTATACAACTTAAGAGGGTTTGTCTATTCCTCCTTAGCTCAACGGCAGAGCGTTTCACTGTTAATGAATTGGTTCGTGGTTCGAATCCACGAGGGGGAGCAACGCCGCCTTAGCTCATTTGGTAGAGCAGGTCCTTTGTAACGATCAGGTGCTCGGTTCGATTCCGAGAGGTGGCTCAAAGAATCCTGATATACTTGTATAGAAGGAGGTCATAAAAATATGACTAAAGCACAATATGCAATTGATGGAAATCCAGGGAAAAAATGGAAAGTAACATCATATATGGGTTGGCGTATCCACCCAGTCTACAAAGACAAAAGACACCACAATGGAACTGATATTTGGTCCTCGCAAGAACCTTGTTGGATCGAAGCACCTTACGATGGCGTAGTAATTGCAGTTGGGAATAATCCAGCTGGATTTGGAAATTCAGTTACTCTTAAACATAAGATTAAGGGTGAATGGTACACAACACTATACGCACATATGGCTGATAGATCAGTCAAGGTAAAAAAGGGTCAAAAAGTTGAAGCAGGACAGCCTCTTGGAAAGATGGGTACAACTGGTATGTCAACTGGTAAGCACCTACACTGGGAACTCCACAAGGGGAAGGTCCACACCTGGAACTCCACTGGTGCTGGGTACATTGAACCTGTTAAGTTTTTTACGCATCTTATTGAGTGGGAGAAGTCTATTGCTACTGCTCCAGTAGAAGCAAAGCCTGAAGATCCAATTATCCCAACACCAACACACGACGAAGCTGGTGCATCCACAGCTGCAGCAACAGAAGTTATTGCAACTGCTCTAAAAGCACGTCCAGCAGTTAAGCTTGGTTCAAAGGGAGCAAATGTTAAGTATCTACAAAATAAACTTAACATTGATGCAGATGGAATTTTTGGTCCTAAGACCAAGGCTGCCGTTATTGCATTCCAAGAAAGTCACGATCTAAAACCTGATGGAACTGTTGGTCCAATTACTTGGAAAGCTATTGGATAAATAGCTGACTTATAGTATACTAGTAGTCCCCCTAGATTTTTCTGGGGGGATTACTTTTTAAGGATTAGTATGGCTTATTATGACTATAAGTGTCAAAACTGTAATAACACAATAACTGTTAGTCGTAGGATGACAGAAGATGACCCTGGATATACCTGTGATGCTTGCAATATTGCACTAACTAGGGTATACTCTAAGGTAGGAGTTAGTTTTAAAGGCTCTGGTTTTTATTCCACTGATAAGTAGGAGATACATTGACAGAATTAGAGACCAAACAGTGGACACTCACTGCAAATGATAGATGCGACGGTTGCCCATCACAGGCGTATGTACACGTCAAGGGCATTGCAGGAGAGTTATTTTTATGTGGACACCACTACAACAAGGCAGACAAGGTAAAGCTTGAAGATTTTGCCTTTGAAATTATTGACGAACGTGAACAGCTTATTCAGAATCGACTTAAGGCAGATGACTAATGGAAGAAAATATCACTAGGCTTGACGAGTTAATTCTTAAAGGCGGAATAGAGGTTGCAAGTCTTTCTGATTCTGGTGAATTCTTGTATAAGTTTACAGACAAATTAAAAGACATTGACCCAGAAATTTATAACAATGTTATCCACATGATGTATAAAGAGATTATTTTTCTTTGGGAAAATGGATTTATTTCTATGGACGTTACTGCATCTAATCCTTTAATAACTTTAACAGATAAGGCATCAGACCCAGAAGCAATTGACGGACTTCCAGAGTCTGTACGACTAAATCTTTTTGCAGTAATTCGATCAATTATAGAACAGTCGTAGTATAATTAATTAGGTGCTATGTTAGAATATTCTTTAGGTTCGATAATTACTGCAGCCACTATGTTTTTTACATATAGATGGTTGCAAAAGAATAGTATTACAATAAAGTCAGTAAAAATTATTAATACTCAAAGTCGTACTAACGAATTAATTAAACAAACCTTTGTGCAAGATCAATCATTTCCACCAGCAAAAAGTCAATCAACAAAACATTTTGATAGCAGAAGTATTCGCATACTTATAGTAGATGGTCAAGCCTATTGGATTACCAATAATACTGTTTTTACAGCAGATGTTATAGACGGAGAAATTGAAAAAGAAACAGCTAGACAGGTTGACACAATGACTATGGATAAGGTACAATTAAAGAAGATGATATTTATTGTTGAAAAACTAAAAGAAGGATTGTAAAATGAAGGTAGGTATCCAAGGGACTAAAGCCTTTGATGATTACAACGTATTTCTACGTGCAATGCGTGTTGCTCTTTCAGAGATTAAGGAAGGCGATGAAGAATTTTTTATTTACACTTCTGGACCTACAAGAGTTAATGCTTTTGCAATGGAGTTTATTAACATAACAGAGCGTAGTTTAAAATCTCAGGGTATCCGTACTAGAGTATTTAAATTACCACCAAAAGCATTAAAAGATTCTATCCATACTCTAGACTATTTTGCATTTTTTAGTAAGCCAAAAGAATCAACATCTGATCTTGTGCGTGAGGCAGAAGATAAAGATATTGAAGTTGGGATTTTTAGATACTAATGGAGTATGACCTGAGTAACAGAGAAAAAGCTTACCTATCTGTTGCAAGATACTTTGCTTCGAAGTCGAAGTCTCGTAGAATGCACGGAGCGGTAGTAGTAAAGTCTGGACGAGTAATTGGTACAGGCTATAATAAGAATCGTAATAATCCTTATTATGTTTCACCTGAGCACATCAAAACGCACTGCTCTGTTCACGCAGAAGTTGATGCAATCAGAGATGCAAACTGGAATGTCAAGGGTGCAGTTATCTATGTAGCTAGAGTAAATAGCAACGGTATGGACAGAGATAGTAAACCTTGCATTCGATGCCAATCAGTAATTGATGCGGTAGAAATCAAAAAAGTAATATACACAATAGGAGAAGATAATGAATATTAACTCTCTAGAACAAATGGAGACCATTGTAGAAAACAATAAGTCTCTTTTCTGGGATGGTTGGAATGTAAAAGAAATTACGCCATCACCAACTGGATGGACAAAGCCAAACGGCATGTTCCGTAATAATGAATGGTTCATTCAGAAACACTACAATCTTAGATACGATGGTTGGGATATCCCCAATAAGTTTGTGGGGAATGATGCAAAGTGAAGACTGGAAAAAACAGGCACGATGCGAAGGTTACGACACAAACCTATTCTTCGACAAATATGAAGAAGATCTTGACCTCAGAGTAGGGATAGATAATCTTTGTGCAGGTTGTCCTGTTGCAAGACTATGTTTTGCTACTGGAGTTTCTCAAAAAGCTTGGGGAGTCTGGGGTGGGGTATATCTTGAAAACGGAAAGATCTCACGAGAATTTAACAAACACAGGTCAAAGGCTGATTGGGCTGAAACCTGGCAATCTTTAGTAACGGATAGATAATTATGGAAATATGGTCTTGGGTACTTGCGGCAATTGGCGTATCAGGAATTTATTTTGTTGGCAGAAAAACTATTTGGGGTTGGCTAATCCTATTGTTTAATGAAATAATTTGGATCGCATACGCAATGATTACTGAGCAATATGGTTTTATTGTTTCTGCTGTAGCATATGCAGTAGTATATATTAGATCATATTTACACTGGAGAGAGGATTTAAATGTACACTGATGCAATGAAACGTGCTGTTCATTCAATTACTGCACCAAAAGGATTTGGGCTAGACATTGTTGAGCATAATACTGAGGGTGTTGGTTGGATTGAGTTAGTAGCAGATGAAATTAAGTTTATGAAACTACTTGACACAGACAAACGTGCTGCTGTAGAATATATGGTAAGAGTAAAAAATGCACTAGAAGATAATGGTGCAATAGTACAGCTAACACGAAAGGCAGTGCCACAGTGATTGAAACAATTACAGTTGTAATATTTTCAGTGGTAATCATAGTTATAACTGGGTTGCTTATTAGAGAAAAGCTTTTTACAAAAAACTTAGTAAATGAATTATTACAAGTAATGATTGACAATAAAACATTGTTAACAAAAATAGAACATAGATCTACTGAAAAAGATATTGAGCAAACTGAAGGGTTTGTAAAATTTCTATCAGAATCAAGAGACTGGGCATTTGAATATATTGAAACTGTTCAGAGTGGTTTAAATAGTTTTGTCGAACAAGCAGGTCCACGACTTGAATACTTTGACAAATATGGCAGGGTAACAACAAGTCCACATACAGAAGGGCTAGAAGATATTCTGGCTGCATATCGTGAACTACAAAAACTGTTACCTGAAGAAAATAACAAGGAGAAATAAAAATGAACACAAAGCAATTAGTAGAACTACTATCGTCATACGGACGTAGCCTCTTGGCTGCTGGTCTTGCACTCTATGCCGCAGGGGTCACAGACCCAATGCAGCTTGCTAATGCACTTTGGGCTGCGTTGCTTCCAGTAGCTATTCGCTATGTTAACCCAAACGATCCAGCCTTTGGTCGTGTCCCATCAGCAGCTGACGTTGATGCTGCAGCTAGAACTGCAAAGAAGTAGTCTAACACTAGAAGGTGGGCTATTTCGGTAGCCCACTTTTTATTGTTCTAAAATATCTAAGTATTTAGATTTTAATATGTTTGGAGAAAATGACTTATATCCAATATTAAATGCCTGTTGTTTTATAGATGTTTTATCATTTAAATTTACATAAGCATCAATATTCTCTGCAAGCTTTTGTGCATTAATATCATAATAAATAACAGGAGCAGCCAACCTAATTACTCCAAGCTCTTCAGAAACTGTTAGCCATTCTTTTGGAAGAATAAAATTATTAGGGGAAATGTCTGTCATAAAAACTGGTAGACCACTAAGCAATGCCTCATTCATTGGCAAGCAAAGACCAGCATATCTTCTAGGTAGAATCATACCATCAAAGCCAGTGTACATATCTTGTCTATGTTTTACATTATCAATCTCGACAGTGATGCGTGAGTCTAATCTTTTAGTGTTGATTGGTGTTTGACTCTTGACTACTAACTCAAAATCTGCCTTAGAGTGTCGCATCATTTCAAAAATACTCTCTGTTCCATTACGATCATTTGCAGCAGCCTTACCAGCAATGTGTAGCATACGCTTATGATCTTTAGACATATTTGTTTCTAGTGCTTTTTCAAATAACTCTGGTCTTGTTGGTGGAGGAATGTGATATACCTTGGCTTGGTTAAAAAATCTTTTATTAACTTTTTCAATCATCCAGGGGCTTGGCGATATAAGAACATCTGCAAGAGATCTTTTATCTGCTTTTAAATTTCCAAATAGCTCGTAGTTATATTGAAGGTATGTCCTGACACCGTTTGACCTTGCTAGAGTCGGGGTATTGTCATTATAAAATGTTTCACAACTTAATAAAGCATCAATGTCTTCTAAAAAGTTATTCATTTCTTCATCCGTTGGAAAACCTTTACAGATAATATAGTCACGTTCTGCATACCACTCAAAGTGCTGTTGATTACCATTATAAGATGTAAAATCAATAATCATAATCTTATGTGGATTTAGCATCTGTGTAAGTTCATATGTTTGATTACCAAGACCAGTATTGTCTGCTCTTACTATTAGTCCTAATTTCATGCTTCTGTAAGTCCCCAAGCTTCATCATCATCTGTAAACTTTTTTAAATGTCTACGTCCATCTAAATTATTTACAACTCTAATGTCATCTTTGTTTTGTGGATT